ACCTGTAGCTAATAATAAAAAAAGTTTACTTCAAAGAAAAGAAAAAGACACATCAAGTGATATGTTAAGTACAAAGCAGTATATGTTAACAATAAGAAATGCTTTCAAAAGAAACATGGAAGCAGACGCAAAGGCAGCTTCAGGTCTTGGAGGTATGGTAGGAACAATATTGACTGCAGGTAAAGATTCTTTAATTGGAGGATGGTTTAGCTAATGGCTAATTATACAAGAGATTTTCTAACTACTAGACATAGTGATTACGAGTCAAAGTTTGGGGATTGGAACTTTCATCTATTATCTTATCTAGGTGGTCAAGACTACCAGAATGGTTATTTACTAAACAGATATGTATTAGAAACTGATGAAGAATATAATAAAAGGCAAAACAATACCCCTATTGATAATCACTGCAAAAATGTAGTTCAAATCTATTCATCATTTCTATTTAGAGTTCCGCCTACAAGAAACTATGGAAGTCTATCTGGAGATGAACAATTAGAGAACTTTTTAAAAGATGCAGATTTAGATGGTAGATCATTTGACAATATAATCAGAGAAATGCAAATCAATGCATCTATCTATGGCACTTGTTGGGCAATCATGGATAAACCTGCTGTGGTAACACAAACCAGAGCAGAAGAAATACAGCTAGACATTAGACCATACCTATCTGTTTATACCCCAGAGAATGTCTTAAATTGGACTTTTGATCGAATGATAAACGGAAGATATCAATTATCTACATTAACCTTATTAGAAAACCTAGAGAATGATGTAGCAACTATTAGAGTATGGAGTAAAGAAGATATATCTACATACACAGTAAAAGATTTTAACAAAGGCTATTCTACAGCACAACCAACACTAGTAGATGAAATGCCTAATATGATTGGTGAGATACCTGCTGTTATTTTATACAACCAAAAATCTCAAAAGAGAGGTATTGGTATTAGTGATTTACAAGATGTAGCTGAACTACAAAAATCTATCTACAATGATTACTCAGAAATAGAACAACTTATCAGATTATCAAACCATCCAAGTTTAGTAAAAACACCTAATGTAGAAGCTAGTGCAGGTGCAGGATCTATTATTGAGATGCCAGAAGATATGGACTCAAACCTTAAACCTTATATCATTCAACCTAGTTCCCAATCATTAGATGGCATCATGTCAAATATACAAATGAAAGTAGATGCTATCAATAGAGTTACACACATGGGATCAGTAAGAGGTACAGAAAAAACAGTAAATTCTGCGATAGCTTTAAAAACTGAGTTTGAGCTTTTGAATGCAAGGCTCAGTGAGAAAGCAGACTATTTAGAAAATGCAGAGGAACATATTTGGAGATTGTTTGCTAAATGGCAAGATAAAGAGTTTGATGGTGAAATAGAATACCCAGATAGTTTTAATTTAAGAGATTATGCTCAAGATTTACAATTTCTACAAGTAGCTAAAGCATCTGGAGTTGTATCAGATACATTTGCAAAAGAAGTAGATAAACAAATAGCAAGAGCAGTTGTAGAAGATGATGAAAAGATTGCTGATATAGACAATGAGATAGAAGCAAAACCTAGACCTATTGGTCAATTCTCAACACCTGCAATAGAGGGTGAAGAAGTTGCCGAAGAGTAAAAGACGAAAAGTTCCTAAAGATAAAAAAACAGGTGTACCTAAGAAGTATTTATCTGGTCTTAAAAAAGAAGATGAACGAAAGAAAAGAGCCAGACTCATCAAACGAGTATCAGCATTATATAAAGCAGGCAAACGCATACCCATGTCTTTATTGAGATCAAGGACTAAAGCATAATGGCAATTAAAAGAAAACCTTTATCAGCTTCAACACAAGCAACACTTAGAAGAAAAGCTAAAGCATCTAAGAGATATACTTACGGAACACTAGCGAAAGTTTATCGTAGAGGACAGGGTGCATTCTTATCAGCGGGGAGTCGTAGAGTTCCTATGGCGGCTTGGTCTATGGGTAGAGTTAATAGCTTTCTTAGAGGATCAAGGAAGCATGATTTAGATTTAAGAAAGAAAAAGAAATAATGGTCAAAGTAAACTCTATTTTAAACATCATTAAAGACCTTAAACCAAGACAACAAAAGACTATGAAAAGTCATGCTAGACACCACAGTTTAAAACACATGAGATCAATGGCTAGATCCATGAAGAACGGAAAGACCTTTGGTCAAGCACATACTTCAGCTATGAAATCAGTAGGCAAATAATGGCTACTTATAAAGGTAGATCAGTAAAGCTAAATAAACCTTTTAGAACACCTAATAAAAGCAAGAAGTTTGGAGTCTATGTAAGAGATAGATCATCTGGGAATGTAAGGGTAGTACGATTTGGTGATCCTAATTTATCAATAAAAAAGAGCATTCCTGCTAGACAAAAGAGTTTTATGGCTAGATTTAGACCTATTCTGGCTAAAGTTAAAGGTCAAAAGAGCCTATCACCTGCTTATTGGGCAGTACAATCTTGGAAAAAAAACTTTAAGATTTAGTTGACACATCTATAAATAATCTATACATTTTCTATATGTTAAACACAAATCAAGGAGTTATAAAAATGACTGAAATTCAAAAAGAACTTTTTACCTTTTACATATATGATGAGCAATTTTTACTTTTTGCTAGAACCAAAAATGCAGCTTTGGCAAAAATGAACAGAGATGTTGTTGATAAAAGAGGTTTACACCCAATGGTATGGTTTAGCCACAAAGATGATAACCATATTCCAGAAAATACTTATGTTCTTTTAAAAAAGGATTGGGCATAACCCCAGTTCTAAAAAGTAATACTTAATTTACTTATCTGCCATTTCATTATATACAAAGTGGAATGGCAGACGCATTCAAAGACAGTTTCAAACAATTCGCTAATAAGAAACAAGGCATCTTAAATAAATTAATAGATAGCCATGAGGAAAGATTACTTGGAACATTAAAAAAACTAGAAGATGATATAATAGCTGAACTAACTAAATTATCATCTGGTGGAGTCAAACTCACAACACAACTTGCAATTCAACTAAGACCAAATCTTAAAAGACTCATAGAACAAAACTTTCTTAAAGAAGCTGATAGTATTGTTTCTGAATATGATGAGATAGTAAAAGAATATCAGAGATTTATTAAACCCCTACCCATTCCAGATAAATTTAAAACACTTACTAAACCAGACCTCAAAGTAATTAATGATCTAAAGTTCTTATCCTTTTCTGGGTTTGAAGATATGGGTAATAGATTTCTAGATACTATTGCTAATGAAGTTTATCAATCAAGTGTAACAGGTAGACCATTTAATGAAATGGTTAAAAATATCAGAGGTCAAATCAATGGTGTTTACCAGAGATCAAATGAAACAGCTATAAACAGATTAACTGATTATATATCTAAAAATAGATATTCAGATAACGCAGAGATTATTGCAAGAGTCAAGAATGCTAGAGAGATACTCCATACTAAATATGCCTCAGATATATTGGGAAATAATATGCGAAGATTTGCGAGTCAAATAGCACATGATAGCTTAATGCAATTTGATGGTCAGTTTACAATATACAAAGGTAAAGAAGCAGGGATTACTAAATTTCAATATGTAGGAACTAATATCACTACTACTAGAGATTTTTGTAGAAGGAACTTAAATAGAGTTTTTACTGAAGAAGAAGCAAGATCTACATGGCAAAGTACTTGGAGAGGTAAGTCTGGAACAGATCCATTTATCAACAGAGGAGGATATAGATGTAGACATAGCTTTATTCTCTTTGATGATGATTGGGATAAATTTGTTGAATAATCTATAATTATTTTATACATCTAACATAATAAGGAGAATTTTATTATGTCTGACGAGAACAAAACGGAAACAATACAGGAAGAAACTAAACAAGAGGAAGTAGTACAAGAAACTAAAGATCAATCTCAACCCAAACAAGCTGATATAGATAAAATAGTACAAGAGAGGTTAGCAAGACAAAAGCTATCCATAATGAAAGATTTAGGTATTGAAAGTCTTGATGATGCAAAGTCTGCTATTGCTGAGAAGGCAAGGAAAGAAGAAGAACTTGCATTAGAGAGAGGTAAGTTTGATGAAGTGATTAAAAAGAAATCACAAGAATTTACAGAAAAGGTTACAAAGCTAGAGCAAGAACTAAAGAATGAAAGAATTGATAAACAATTAATTAACTCTGCTTCTAAAAACAATGCAATCAACCCAGACCAGATTAAAGAACTTTTAAAGGATAATGTTCATTTAAATTCAGATGGTCGTGTAGAAATACTTGATAAAGATAAAACTCCAAGATATAACTCAAAGGGTGAACTACTTACTGTTGATGAAGCAGTACAAGAGTTTTTAACACAGAACGCACACTTTCAAGCAGCAACTCCTTCTGGGAGTGGAAGTGTTAGTAATGTGGGTAAGTCAGAAACGAATAAGACTCTAAACATTTCGGAACTAGACATGAATAATCCTGCTGACAGGAAACTCTATGCAGAACATAGAAAGCAAAGAGATAGTGTTAGTAAGATTGTTAATTTAAATAAATAATATCTATGAAAGGATATAACTATGGCTAATGAAACAACCTCAAGTACAGTTTCCGAACTGTATACTGAAATCGTAGCTGAAGCACAATTCGTTATTCAAGAGAAATCTATAATGAAAAACCTTGTGAAGAACTACGCAATAGCAGGTGGTGGTAAGTCAGTTGAAGTTCCTATTTATGCAGCAGTAGCAGCCGCAGCAGTAAGTGAAGCAGCAGATTTATCAAACACAGCAATCAATCCAAGTTCTGTAACTATTACAGCTTCAGAAGTTGGTGTAATGACAACATTAACAGACCTAGCAAGAAACTCTGCACCAAGAAATGTAGCAGCAGATATTGGTAGACTTTTTGGTGAAGCAATCGCTAAGAAAATGGATCAGGACTTAATTGCTCTATTTGATGGCTTTAGCACAGCAGCAGGTACAGATAGTGCAGTACTTTCCCCTGCAACTGTATTTAATGCAGCTTCAACACTAAGAGCAGCAGGATTACCTGTTAATGAAACATATCTTGTGGTACACCCAAAGGTAGCGTATGACCTCAAATCTGGTCTTACAAATACTTTTGCAGGTTTAGACCATGACTTATCAAATGAAGCATTAAGAAATGGCTTTATTGGTCAAATCGCAGGTATCAAAATCTTTGAAACAGGCAACATGTCAAACACAGGCACAGCAGGTGATTACAAAGGTGGAATGTTCCACAAAGATGCACTTGCTCTTGCTATGATGCAGGACATTAAGATTGAAACACAAAGAGATGCTTCTTTAAGAGCAGATGAGATTGTAGCAACCGCAGTTTATGGTGTTGGTGAATTACATGATTCATATGGTATTGAAGTTATCGCTGACTCATCAATCCAATAATAATACTTTTATGGGTGGGGTTAATTCCCCACCTGTTCAGAAAGGAATATTATGAAACTTACCAATGGAAAAAAAATTATTGATAGACCACTAACAGATTATGAAAAGAATAAAAATATTTGGGAATTAAGAGGGTGGAAACCTGTTGAAGATAAACCCAAAGTTGATAAGGTAGAAAAACCAAAGAAAAAGAAAGATAAATAATGGCAACAACAGATTTTGGTGTAAACCTAGCAGAAGTTCAAAAATACCAACCAGATATTGCTTCATTCGGTATTACAGATTTTGATACTCAACTACAATTCGCAGAAGATGATGTCATCAGACAGATCCGTGAGGAATGGTGGGAGAGATATAGACATACAGTCAGATACAAAGACATTACAAAGATCA